TTCTTCTTTGCCGTACTTGGTTAGATTGTTCACACGCTTGGGGCTACCCTTCTCCCAACCTGGACGTTCCTTAAAGATATATTTGAATTCACGAATCTTTTCAATAATGTCTTCGCGACTGGTACCAATCAGCACTTCATCTAAGATCTTACTTAGGAACTCTTGAATAACCTTCGGAGTGTCACTGCGTTTTAAATCAAGACCCATGGCTTTTACTTTGCCAGGCGATCCGTGGGTGTCTACACGCTTGTTCTCTTTGTCGTAATACATGACAGCATAACGCTTCTTGGTAATGAACAAGCCTTTGCTAGCCACAATTTCTCGACCACCTTTAATTACATCACCCATCTCTCTAGGAACGTGGAATGCCTGTTCCATAAAGCCCGGGAAGCTATCGTTAACTTGATCAGCAATACTGTTGTACAGTTGCACAGCAATTTCACGACTCCAGGTCATGTTGCCGGCTTCTATTTCTTTTTGTAACACAGGATAGGCTGTAAAATAACAAGAATCGGTATCACCATAAATGATTGCTTCGCCTACATGATCATACTTGCCTGTGATACATTCATTTACATAAGCATCCATGTGCTTGGCAATTGCACGACCAGTAAGAGTTGTGGATTGGCCAATACGCTTATCAAAGAACCGGCAACCAGGATTAAGAATAGCACCATAGAGACTGTTGAGGTTAATCTTTTTAACAAGTTGACGCTTGTCCCAGTATTCTTCATCTTCTGCATTTTTACATTCTTTCAATTTGGCCTGCATTTCTTTACGCTCGGCATACCAGCGTTTTAACAGTCCAGGAATGACTGCTTCTTTTTCATAGGTAAAGATAGTGCCGTTGGCTGTGATCATCCAAGGATTGTTGTTATCAAAAATTATCTTCCATACGTCAGCTGCACTGTGTACACTTTCTTCGCCATCTTTCCAGTCTATGGTAATCTCTGTGCCCGGCTCTGTGGCCATTACTGCTTCGTACTCTAAACTGCCAAACAAGCCTTCCCAGGCCGCAGCAAAACTACTACCCGCTCTCATCTTATCACCAATATAGCGATCAGTCATTATGGGTCGGAGTTGTCCTACAATAGTTTCTGGACCCATGTTAAGCGCACGAATGGCACTGGGATACAAACTGTTGATGTCTATACTACCCACATACTCGTGGATGCCTTTCTTTGGAAACGCCACATACGCACCCGCGGCCTGTGTGTCTTCGTCACTGTAGCGTTCTTTACGATTGGGCACAACCATGCCACGCTCGTGTGCTTCGTTGATGATGGCCTGTTCGGTTACAGCCACAGCACCCATGGTGGTTTGTAGTAGCACAGTATTTTCATGTGCTAATGTATTAGCAAGATCAAGAAATTTTAATTTCTTGTCTAGCTTGGCCAGAATCATTGTGTCTTGTCGGTTGTACTCAATGAATGTTTTAAAGTTTTGATTGTACAGTTGATCCAATGTGCCTTCAAACACTGTTTTAGTTTCACCAAGTTCATATTCGGCAATGGCATCCAAACTGTAACTGTGGCGCTCTTCGTATGTGTACTTGCGATACAATTGCATATAGTCCATATGCACACGACCAATCAAGTCATAAGTTTCATTTTCTGCACCAAAGCGTTCAAATGTACGTTTCTTAGGATATTGGTTCCACAAGCAAAATCTACGGGTATCATCTTTGCTGAGTACACGGGTCACACGATTCACAGTGTATGGAATATCAAAGCCTTCGCTGTTCCACCCAGACAAGGCATCAGCATCTTCAATCAGATCCAAGAATGTGTTGAGTAGGTCTTCTTCAGTTTCAAATACAATGGTATTTTCAAAATCACCAGCAATGTCGCGGGCAGTAGCCGGGCTCATGTGCTTGGGCGGCATCACCAGTGTGACCATTTGATTGAGCCATTGCAAGTACACTGATATGGCGGTAATGGCGTTGAATGGATCTGCAGGAGGACTAAATCCACGCTCGGGGTCGAAGTCGACCTCAATGTCAAAGAACGCTACATTAAGTTTTGGGCCGTCTTGACCTTTGTAGTTTTCTTCAAGGCAACGGAAGATGGGATTAATGTCTGATTCATACAGTTGTTTGTTTGACTGTATGCGAACTTCCTTGCGAAATTCTTTGCTGTTTCTAGTGCTGAATCTGCTGACAGGTGTACCAAAAATACTTTGAAACTTGCCACGGGCATCATCATAGTATAGCACATAGTTGGCTGAATATTCTTGATAGCATCTCTTGCCATCACGCCGTTCAACTATGTGAATACGATCGTGTTCTCTATCAAATAAAGCGTCAATATAACTCAAATTTTTCTCCGTTTATGGCCGGTTAGCCATGATTCATGTTCCTTACGGGAACGACTCGCTGTTGTTAAAACAGTACTTATAATGTTTTGCCAACTTGAACTAAAATTTGTTCTAGCAATTCGTGGTCTTGTTGTTCACGACCAAATTCAGATTTGTGTGCTAACTTGATAGCTTTCTTGAGAATGTTTGGTTTGATATCTAATTCTTCTGCAATGGCCTTGACTGTGTCATTGAGTCCACCGGTTAGGGTTTCAATTTCAGACATTACTGACATGCCTTCATTGATGATTTGTGTAAGTTTGTTTGTTTGGTCTGCTGTGAATACGCGATCTGACATTTGTTTCTCCTGAGTAAGTTTTACTATTATACAGGGTTATTTAAAAAAAGCAAGAGTATTTTGGTAAAGCTCACTTAGCCAAACACGCGATCGGGCACGACTCCGAAATGTTTTGCAGGCAGCAGCCGCCTACACCAAACCGTAACTAAACGGTCCTAAGGGGTGTTCTATACAGGTGAGTAGGGAAGTACTGGTCGATCCTCTTCACCGTTTTGTTCTGGATATACTGGGTATTGGGGTTTGTTCATATGTCTACTTACCATCCACATGCAGTTGACTGCCATTATTAAAACTGGGGCTAAATGGACTTTGTGCTACACGGCCACCTTTGCTTTGACTCCAAGCATAGCCAGCACGATGACCTGAACAGTCTTTGGTACATGGTGATCCTAAGAATTCAAGTTCATTCAAGTCATCTTTTAAAAATGTATCAGCAAATGCCTTGCATAGTTTTTCTAGTTTGAGATTACGTGTGATTTCTATGTGATACTTTTTACGTATCCGTCCCTGGCTAGGATCTTGATAGCCAGCATAGACTTTATGAACACCAACTTCGTCAATGAGATCAGAACAGTTAACTCCTTCACGTTCAGCCATGTATTGAGTGCATGGACTACAAGTTGTAATAATAATGCTACCATCAGGAATAGGACCAAAGCGAGCATAGTAACTGTCAATAGCGGCACGTTCACCGTGAACACGATGGCCGTCTCGAGTGGGGTAATTGATACCTACTACACAATTGTTATCGGGATCGAGCACAGCGGCTGCTACCATGCCTAGGCCTTGATCTTTTTGTTGACCTTGAATGACTAGAGAACATAACTCAGCTAGAATACGATCTAACTTGTCATGATTGCGGATTTCAAAGTCTGTGGCTCTCATTTGTTATATGTTGCTACTTGTTTACATAGTGTAATAAAGTCAGCATCACTTAAATCTCGTTTTGCTAAGTTTACTACTAATCTAACATATTGAACATTGCCTGGAATATAACCTTTGCTTGAATCAATTCGATCTGCACTTGGACTATTTAGATCTTTAGCCGAGCCACTACGACTAAATGGAACTCCAGTTAATGCACATTTCCAACCTTGTTTATTAATAATCTCCCATGCCTGCTCTTGGGTAATATTAAACTCTGTGCCAGATTTTGGTGCTGAGTGTTTTCTTCTACGAAAAGCAGCTGCCCATGGACCGTGCATTGAATTTTTTGAATCATATCCAGGCAACTGTGTTGCAGCATGAGCTTCATTTAGAATTTCTGTAGCTCTCATCAAGCACCAAGAATTTGTCGAACTTGATTAACATAAGCACTGACATCGCTGGTGCCAATTTCGTCTACGTCACCTACATTGTAAGCAACTTCTTCTGCGGCCTGCATGACTTTGTCTGGACCAAACTTCATCAACAGGTCTGTGTGGGCAGTCATGATACGATTAAGGATAGCACGTTCTACACCGCTAGTGTCTTGCTCTTCAACTATTTCGGATTTACGATTCACCGTTGTGTCTGGATTGACCTGTTTTAGTTTGCCCCAGGTTACAGTTTGTTGAATACGCTTGGCCAACTCTTTGGCCACGTCACCATCTTTGTCAACATCAATAGCCCGTTCAAGTTTTAGTAACAGTGGCTTAATCTGTTCAAGTGTACTACGGTCAACAGTAACACCTTTTTTCTGTAGGGCTGTAATTACATCCTCTGCACGATATAATTTAATAGCATTCATAGCTTTATGCCAGGCCATTGCACCAAATGCCGCAACAGGAATTATCATAACACCTAACAATTCTTTATAGAACTGTAAATCTGACATGTTGATTAAATCGAGCCCCTCTTCTAATTCTTCCTTAGCAAATGGCAAGTACCAGAACCAGTTTTGAAATCCACCTGGGTTGGTATCGTAGTCCATGTGCGCACGGTTACGGGCCCCGGACATCATACGAGTAAATTCTCTATGTGCATTGTGTTGTTCTGCAACAGCTTCCAGTGCGTCGTACAGTTGACCGGCTTTGAAACTGTCTCTGTGGCGTTCAATACCAGGAGCCATGCGACTGTACACATCGGCCAAGTCGGCATGCAGGTTGCCCGTGTCACCTTCGGTTACACCTGACTTTTGAATCTTATCAGCATAGAACTCGCTACTTGCAACCTTGCCGCCATTCTTCTCAGCATAGACCTTGGCACCTGGATGTGTCTTAAACTTTACAACCTTGTTACCGTTATATACTACCCATGAACCGGTAGGATCTGCCTTGGTTTCTTTTATATCTAGTCCGTGTTTTTGTTCTTCCTCTTTCATTACAGGATTTAGTGTAATCTTATCTGCCTTAGCCTTGTCGCCTTCGCGATACAACTTTTTCTTCCAGTTGTCATGGAAGCGACGGGCATCTTCATAGTAGTCAAATGTTTTAACACACTTGCCGGCCAAGCAAACCTCATATGGTTCTACTTTGTCGAAGTCTTGATAACCTTCAAATGTGACTGTATTGGCCGGCAACGCAATCTTGCTTGTTGGGTGCATGATATATTTGTAAGCTGCGGCTTCGGCACTGTTGGCGCCTTTTTGCTTGGCAATGTTATATAGACCTTGTGGATTTTTAATGTAGTCAGCAATCAGCTGTCTAACTTGTATTCTCCACTGTTTTTCTGGTGGTAACGGAGCAACGTCTGGACCAATACTAGCAGCATAACCTTCTTCTACATCTTCATCGTACCAGTCGTCATTATTTTCATTATCAGCATTTTTTTTTTGATCAGCTTCGTAGTAGTTGCGGCCTCGGCCTTTGAGCAGATCTTCCTTGCCAGGAATCTTTTCTACAGGAACATTGCCGGGAATGCCGCCTTCGTCAACATCTAATCCGCCTTGGTATTTCTTTTGACGATCAAATTTGATACCCATAGCTTTTTCAAGACTATTAGTTGTGCCTTTGTCTAATTTAGCCAGTGGATCTTTTTCTTTTTCAAACCCACCATACACTCCAGGTTTGGCATGATGTTTAATACCTGTAGCAGTAGGAGTCACTTGACCTTCGCCAGTTAGTGCACCATAGCCCATGGTCTCGTTGCGTACCATATGATAGCTGTCACGCTCGGCCTTGCACTTTTGAAATTCTTTCATTAGTGCTTGCTTGGCTTCTGGTGTATCAGCTTTCTTGGCACGAGCAACCAAGTCATCCATCCGCATAGCCAAGTCATCAATACGTCGTTGTTCTAATTGATCTACTGCGCCTTCTGCAATTCTGCGTTCGTGGTCCGTGTTGAATAAGTCTAGTGCAAACATTTTTTTATTTTCCTTAAGCTTCGTCTATGTAATCCGCTGCTTCATCACGCCTACGTTGACGAGCGTTAAACATTTCCAAGGCCATCTCAGCCTCATCTAGTGTTTTAAATTTTGTGGGCAAACAACGGCCTTTACGATGTATTTCAAAGCCATCTGGTTCATTGCCGTGTACTTCCCATAAGCCACATTCATTGGCAACAGTTTTAACTGTTGTATTTTCTTTCATGCTTACACCAGGTTCACCCGCAGGTTGCTCTGAAGGAATCTCACCACTTAGAGCTGCGCCAATTTCGGTGTCTTCATTTTGTTTGGCAACGAGAGTTCTATCTTGTTTATCTTTGGCCTTGATATCAGTATCGTCGTGCTTCTTGTCTTTGAGATCTGTATCAGTTTTGATTTCATCTGCTATGTTGCTTAGATAATCAGCAAATGATTTTTTAACCTTGTCTAGAACATCTTCGGCTACAGCAGTTTCATCCAGCTCTTCTGACTCTTCGCACCCACCAACTAGTTTGCCGGCCATTGGATTCTTAGGATCAGTTTTGGCTGTGAGCACTGCTACTGTTTTGGGTTTAAAAGTAGCACCCAGTTGATTGACACTGCGTTGGTTTTTGTCGAGTCCTTCTTCAAGGATTCGTAGTCGTTCTACGATCGAATAAATGTCGTTATGGTCGTGCGCCATTGATCATGCCCTTGCGTCTTTCAAATAACTCTTCAATTGCCATGAATATTTGCCATGACTGCTTTGGCGTTCCGCGGCAAAATTTGCAATGTCTTCACGACCTTCAGCAGTGGCAGCATCAAATACTTGCTTGCTCATGTCAATCATGGTCTGTGTATCTGCGAGTAATTCTTGTAACATCAATCGGGCACGAGGAACCTTGATTTGGTCCTGTATTTGTGATAATTCTTGGAAGCGACTTAGGCTTCCTGGAGCATATTCTTCTGTAGTACGGATATATTCAGCAATGGGATCTACAGCTGAATATGCATCTTCGTAGATTTTTTGAAAAAATTTGTGCAACTGTCCAAAGTCTGGACCCTCTACGTCCCAATGAAAATAGTGGGCTTTTAAGTAATAGGCAAATGTACTTGCAAGGTAAGTTTTTAACAAATCAGCTAACATTATTTCTTCCGTTTATATTTTTTGTACTCTGCAGGCGTGTTAGGCGTTGCGTCGTCCGTAGTGTATTTAGTGCCACTAAAGAAACTTCCGCCATTTCTGCTAATCATGCCGCCCAAGGGCATACTAACAGGCGCTATACTACCGCTACAAGTAGTGCCACTGCTAGCGCCACCATCTTCCGTTAAATTAACAAATTCATGCAGTCTCATTGCGAATCCTTAGTACGTTATCTTTTACTGTTCCAGGGCCATAATCAACTCTGATGTTTGTCACTTGCAACTGTGCCAAATGGGGTGGAACCAACTCAAAACGAATACGGTATTCGCCTGGTTCAGCTTCGACCTGCATCATTTCTTCAAGACGTGAATCAGTCCATCTCCAGGTGCGTTCAGCAAACAGTTCGTCATCGAGATACAAGCGATACGTAGGGGCTAATCCTTCCCACTCGCAATCAACATCTGCTAGTACTCGTACGAACTGTTTAGTCATACTGTATTTAGCGGTTAATTATTTGAGTTCTTTGGTTGATCCAATGTGCCAATCTTCTACTCCGTATTGGGCTTTCATTAGTCTGCGAGCATCTTGCATGTTGGCCGCTGTTACTGTAACATCGATATAGCCCACATAGTTGGGTTGTTGGATACGCACAGGTGCAGTCCAGAGTTTATATTTTGGGTATATGTCTCGAGCTCTCATTGACCTGTCCATTTAGCAAGCATACTGGCCATACTGGTATACATGCCGGTACCACGGCGGCCACTGCGCATACTGTGAACACCGGGTTTCACAGGAAATGTGTATCTTGTCCAGTCTTTGTCTTGATCTATAATTTCATCCGTCGGCCTAGGTTGATATTGAGAGGTACGTTCCATGTTGTAACCTTTAACTTCGACACCAGGGATACTGTTCAACATCAACCACATGCGTTGTCCGTGCCGGGTCTGGGTATCACCAGCTTCTATAGTAAGTTTCAATATGCTCAGGGCAATGCCATACAGGGCTTTGCCCAATCCACGACTGCGGTATTGAGGATTGACAGCCACGGTACTAATTCTCCAGGCATCAGTCTTATCGCGGGTATAAAATAAATCAAGTTCTGCGGCTAAGGTATCGCCATCAAAGATCATGATTTCCAACTCTTCTGGGCCTGTCTTGCCTACAGCATAGGTAAACCCTGCACCTCCGGGCAACTCTTTTTTCTTTACCGCATACTTGGGTGGAACAAGAGTATCGGCATCGCCAAAATCACCTTGTGGTATGCGGGCTATTTCTTTTACTAAATGTTTTGCAGGATCAAACTTATTACCTGCCATGTAATCAATAATCTGTTGATACTTGTGATCACCGAGCCATCCAGGTTGATTTAATTTGCGTTTTACAATAGCCTTAAACTCAGGACGCTCACGCCAATTCCACGAGTCACCGTTTAGTGGAGTGACAATGCTAAATCCTGGAGTATTTGGGTTGCCACTGTGGTCTGTAATTTTGAATGCTTTACCATATAAAGAATCAAAATCTAAGTGTTGGCGTCGCTGACTTTCGTCCAGCTCTGTTTCCCATACATTTTGACTAGGACGATGCTTACTCCAAAACCCAGCACCGGCATCAGTTTGTTGACCACTACGCCGTATTTGATATCCTAGACTTTTTACATAGTCATACATGATGGCAGCAATACCTTGCCCACGATAACGTTCATCTACTTCTAAATCTTGTGGCAACAATGTATCGCCATCAATTGAAAACAACACATGCCCTAATTCTTTACCGTTGCTAGTAGCCGTAACCTGTGCTACTGTATTTTCGTCGTCATTGTCGTCAACATACTCATCATCTTTTACTTTTTCAAAAGATAAATCTATACCATCGCGGTTGGCCCGATGAATTCTAGGATTTTGGTATTCAAACAGGTCTGGATCAAAATCATCAGCACTGATAAAATATGTAGTGCCATCGCGGTGCTGTAGTTGCACAGCATCATCTTCGCTTTCAACTTGAGCAATACTCCACCCAAGGCTGTTTAACACATGCTCAATTTGTGGCTGTCGATCCGTGGCGTTCCACCAGCGATTGGCCAGAACTACTAACTGATCTGGAACATCATCGTTGTCGTCACGATCCGGACTAGGAGCAAATTCTCGTAATCTCATAGGTATCCTACCCAAGCCGGCCCTGTATATCCTTGTGGGAATGCCTTTAGTGCTTGCGTGGTTCTATGCCCACCTTCCCATAACTCATAGCCATCGGGTTTTTTCACAACAATAATAGGCTCTCCACTAACACCTTGTTGTTGTATCTTGGCAGCCTGTGTGGCATGTCGTTCGGCATCCCTAGGCACCTGATTAGGATTTTTAGAGCCGCCTTCTCTTTTACGAATCTGTTCCTGTGTGCGAGGAGTAAAGACGTCTATGGTAATAGGCAAGCGTTCTAACCGCCATTGCCGGATTGGGTATTCTTGTAAAATATGCTGTACGTGAGCTTTTTTATCTTCAAGCTCCATGTTATCAGGAATTTTACTGTAGAGAGCGTCTTTGACCACATAGTCAGGCCAGTGTTTTGGCACCATGCTTCTTATTAGTCGCCATGCACCACCTTGATACTCAACTAGTAATTCTTTAATTTTCATTTGTTGTCCAAGGCCTGAAATAGTTTGACAAGATCTTGAGCTTCTACACCAAATACCAACTTTAATTGAGAGCCAGCATACAAATATGCTCCAACTTCTTCTTCAACGTGGTCAGTATAATCTAGTTTGGTAGTCAAAATCTTTTTAATAGTTTTAACCGCAGGATCTTGTGCATGATCCGTTAGCAGTTGATCTGCGTTTGTTTTAAATTTGCTGTCTAAGTAATACTTAGCATGAAACATTTCGTGCTTTACTGTGTCTGCATCTTTGCTGCCGACACCAATGATACAAAACTTCTTCATACCTTTAGTAGCTTTTTCTACTGCTGTAACCATGACTTGTTCGGCTGTAGATAATTTGCCAGCAGACTTTAGCCAAGAACGAAAAGCACGATCGGGAATATTAAATCCATCCCAGAACTTAAAATAGTCTACGTCACCATTTTGATTCATCCACTGGTCTAAAAAATCAACCAGTGTGACTTGTCCGCTTTTACCACTGTAGTGATTGCCGTCATAGTATTCGGCCACGCGAAAGAAACTGCGAGCCAGATTTGGAATAGTTTTATATTGTAGTAAGACACAGCCGTCAACAGGCCGACTGACCTTTATGTCACGACTAGTAAATTGAGGCTGTTTTTTATTATCAAAGTAACTCTTTACTGTTGCTTTGGTCCAGCGTTCAATAAGGAATTCTTCAGCTCTCATTTAGCAGTTCCAACGACGGCGTGCCTTGCAAATAGCCTTGTCTGGAGTTTTAGCACATGAAATGTTGTGCATTTTCATTTGTCCACGTGATCGTGAGCAATAGCTCTTGCGACGCTTGCTGGCCTTACTACCCTTCTTTAACTTGCTAGGCTTGGTAGTTACAGCAGTCTTTAACTTTGAACCTGGATTCTCTCTACGATAAGCGTTCACAGCTTTCTGACTCATGCCAGCAGTACGATCTTTCTTGTTGACCTTTTGCCAATCTTCGTTCAGTTGCGAAGTTACCGCAAATGCATACAGCTCGTCTTCTGTTAATGATTCTAAATCATCCCACACTACTTCGGAATCTACACCATTTTG